TACTTTATTTATCATTTTGCTCCCGTTCTGTAATCCCTAAATGGATTTACGGGCTAAATGTATTTGCTTAAATCTATTTAGACAAGTAATAGCTCGGCGTGGCGAATATCTAAGAAGCCAGCCAGTCTTTCGTTGGTCGCTTTATTGGCAAAGTCGGTCGTTATAGGAAGGCGCTTTAAAGCCCACTCAGGCTCGATTACAGCCCCTAAGTCGAACTGATAGACCCCTCTAGGTGTCGAATTGATATACAGGGTCTTAGCGCCCGTTCTAGCCCTTATGTCGGCCAGATAATCCCACTTCTTCTTCTCAATCATTAAAGTATCGTAATGGGTCCTTCGGCATTTAAGCTCGATATAGGAATTGTGGGTAATGCCATCTGCTCGGTCGGTCGCTGATAAAGGCGTCAAGTCTGGATAAAGCGACTTGAGAGCCTCGAAGAGCTCAACCTCTCTAAAGTAGATTAGTTGTCCTCTTCTCCATCTTCCCAACCAATCTTCTTAATTGGGTCATCGGCAGGGACTATCCAATCGGGATAAGAACTGCGATCCATAGCAAAGGCCAAGGCAGTTCCCTCATCCATTCCCGCTCTGCGACAGGCTTTATAAACTTCGTTAGCAGCAATAGCCCAGAAATCAAGCTTTGTTAATGGGGTTTCTTTAGTAGTCCTGCGTCTCTTTGGACGCTTGACTGGCTTCTTACTTACGCGCTTTCGCGTTGCCATTTCTGACCCCTTTCGCTAGGGCCAATTCTAGCTGAGACTCCATTTTATCAAGGCGCGACACTATGGGGATATTTTCCAATTTAATTATGTAACGAAGGCCAGCAATCAGCAAGGCTATAGAGCCTAAGACTGAAGCTACTAAAGTGGCCAACTCAGCCGCTGGCATTAACGGACTTTACCGTAACGCTCATAGTTGGGATTAAGCCAATTGATGATGCTAGGCAAGACTGACACTAGAGCGGCATTGGCAATTGCATCGACATCTAGGCCGACTGCTAGATATGTCGCTAGTGCTGTTGCTAGGAATGTCTTTGCCCAGCTCTCTGCCATCTTCTTTAGGTCGCTCATTAGTTTCTCCTTCGAGGTTAAAATAACTGCCATCTTTGTCTCCCAAAGTTGTAAATGAAATATGGAAATGCGACCGGTGAGGGTTAGCGCCATTATATTTTCTGCGCTTCCATCCAAGTATCGGACTCATAATCTTTCCATCAAAAATAATGTAAGCAATTCGCTTATCGCCCTTTTTTGCTAACTTGCGAATCTTCTCAACCAGCGCATAAGCCTCTTCTTTGTGAGCTGATAAATCAGCATCAATATCTAAAGCTCTAACGATTCCTGACTTAGGGTCTGGTATGTGGTCAGAAGTGCCTTTTGCAAGATGCCTAGCATCAGCAATCCAGCCATCAGACTTCCTATCGCGATCAGGATAATCGTCATCGATTTGCTCCCGAAGTTGAATTCCTGCTGCGCATAATTTAAGCATATTAATTATTTAGCACAGTCCCTCAAGATTATACTGACGGCTTGCCTAGCGTCAGCCCTTCAGGGATTGGCTTGGAATAATCCCACTTGGCAATATACGCACCAACGCCATCTGTGTCATCTTGCAAAATAATTTCTTTGCTAAATGCTGCAAATTGGTTATCCGCTAATTCAGGATAAACTTTAACAATTTTTTGCCAGAGTTCCATTTATGCTCCTAGGAAAGATACTTGCCATTTGGTTGATGCGTTATCAACATTCAAAGCTCCACTTGAAGTTTGATAAGCAAATAATTCTAAATAATCGGCGGCTGCTAAACTAATAGTAAAAGAAAATGGAAATGCTGGAGCATTAGCTACAGCTGCAGGAGCTAGAAAAAATATATAATCTACTCCTGAACCATTTTTTCTTAATTCAACACCTCTATTGCCAGTTGCATTAGCAGCAAAACTAATTACTCCTGATAATAAAAAATAACCAGTTTTGCCTGATGGAATTGTAATTCTGGAATTATTAGTCGAATTGTCGTGATAAGAACCTATATCAAAATCTTCGCTATCCCAAGTGATTGCAGTAAAAGTTGCGTTATTGATACTTTGAGCGGCAGTTTTTTTAACTGCTACTCCAGAATAAGTAACTGTGCTAGAAGCCGCACCCCACTCAGGAGCAGTTGCTCCAGAATTGACTTTGAGAACCTGTCCTGCCGTTCCTATGCCGAGCCTTGCAACTGTGTCTGCTGCTGTCCCGTAAAGTATATCGCCAGCAGTTGTAATAAGATCCGTTGAGCTATTTGTAATAACTGGTATCGGGCCAGTACCACTTGCTACTGATATACCTACACCAGCTTGGACTTCAGTAATGTCTCCAACATTCGGAGTAATAAAAGCAAAGTCCATATCGGCATTGCTTGCCTTGCTTAATATCTGACCAGTTGTCCCACCCTTGAGATCAACTAGTGAAGTATCGACACCATTACCAAGGTTGCGAATGGCAGCTGCACCATCTTTGACAAGGTCTGTGTCTGCTGGTGTTGGCCAGTTAAAATTTGTTGTATTCGGCATATATCTCCTTAGGCTACGATTGTAGCGTCTAGCCAGTATAAAGCTGGGTTAAGTGTATTCCAAGACTCAGTCGCAGGGACTGAATTCCATCGCATTGCTTGAAGGCTAAACGCCAACGGGGAAACATTAAGGGTCAGGTTGAGTTGATTTAGGCTGGCTGTCCAAGTCCAACCTTCTACGAACCCTTGGAATTCTCCATTTACCATATTGGCTGGCAGGTTGATGATATTAAGCGGTTGGCCCATAAATACATTTAACAGGTCATCCCGCTCGGCATTAGGTATCTCAGGGCTAGCTACTGGAAAGGTTATCTGCCTAAGGGCAAATTGAGGATATGCGCGGATTTCTAAATAGAACTCAGCTTGATCCTCAGCGTCATTCTGATTCCTAAGAGTGGTCGCTATAGTCGTTGCTAATTGCCCATATAGGCTAATTGAGTCAGGGTCGTTATCTGTAATGCTTTGGTTGCCAGCGGAGCCATAAGCAATGGTTATTGAATTTCTTACATCTCCAGCTCGTTTTAGAATTGATAGCGCTGGGCCAATGGCATCGTTTCCATCCAAATCAACATAGCCGTTAAGTGCCAAATATTGAGCCCTGTGGGTCGAGTCTGCATATCCGATACGGCCTTGAGCATCTTCGTATAAGTAGCCAAGTCCGCTAGTCGCAAAGCGAGAGGCTAGGTTATAAACTGTGTCATTAAGATTGTTTTCAGAGTGTAGTTCATAATCTCCTGGGGTATCAATTTCTCCAAGCCCAGTATTTTCTGCATCTTGCCATTGAGTGGTTGCCTCGTAGGTTGCCCAAGTTAAAGCAGCTGGGACTTCGTTCCATTGATTAAATAGAACTCCTTCTAAAAGTTCCAAAATGCGGTCACCATCAAATTGATGAGGGAAATTGCCTACATAAACGGCTCGACTTAATCTAGCCAAAGCTCCTACGGCTACTATTTTGATTTGCTGACTAATTGCAGTTGAGCCAGAATTTTGAACTGTAATGCCTAAATCTGTAATAAACCCACCAAATAAATTTACAAAAGTAGCGCTTGAATCTTGGACTTCAATAGTCACTGCATCATTAATCTCGAAAGGAACTGATGCTTCAGCAGTCTCGATAAGTGTTAGGTTGCAATATCCTGCAATTGGCTGAGAGTAAATATCGGTGCGACCAGAGGTAATAGTTAAGCCGCTAAGTGTTGCGCCAGTAACTGTTGATCCATTTACCTTAACGCGATAGACAGGATTCCAGATACTCATAAGACTAGTTGGCTACCCCCGCCACCCGTTCTGGCTTGAGTCTGATTTAGCGCCAAGATAACTGCTCTAGTAAATCCTTCTTCATCAATAGCGCTTGGGGCATTGACATTTATAGTGACACCAGCATTATTGGCTGCAACTGTCCCAGCAACATTAAAGTTAGATGGGATTGCATTACCGCTTGGAACTAGTATTGATGGAGTGCTAGGAGCTGATGCTGAACTTGAGGGAGCGCTTGGAGTAGTAGATGGCTTAGGAGCTGTTGGGATGCTTGGGCTACTTGGAGCGCTAGCAATTTTTGGAAGTCCTGAACTACTTGGAGTGCTTGGCGTTGAAAAAGAAGGCTTGGAAATAGTCGAAACATTTGGCAAAATAGGAATGGCGTTATAAGCGCGAATAAGAGCATTAATAGCATCAATAGCAAAATTGACTGCGCTCTTAATTCCATTGACTACTGCGCCAATGACATCAAGAATCCCACCTGCAACCTTGCCAATAAATCCTAGTGCTGATCCCAAATTGTTAAGTAATATTGGGACTACAAAGTCTTTGATAAAGTTATAAAGAATAGTTAATGAATCTTTATTTCTAGCAATTGCATCGGTAACTGGTTTTAAGGCCCTATCTTTAAATTCTATAAATTTAGGAATAACTGTGTTTATAAAATAATCTAAAAGCGTTTTAAGGGTAGGCAGTAAAGCTGCTCCTACCGACTCTTTGGCTTCATCAAAGCCCACTTTAAGTCTTTGGATTTGACCTTCAAAAGTATTGGCTTGAACTGTCGCTGCGCCACCAAAGGTGTTAGCCAATTCTTGCATTGTGCCTTCAAGTCCCAGCGTCTTTATTTCAGCAGCTGATAATCCAACACCTAGTCTCCCCAAAGCCCCTGTATTGCCTTCATACGCTTTACCTAAGGCATTTGATACCGCCTCTACTCCTTTACCAGTAGCGGCTGAAATATCTAAAGCAAGGTTTAATAATTTTTGCGATTCATCAACATCACCAGTAGCTATTGCCAATCTTTGAAGTGCTGGTCTAAGTTGATCATCAGCAACACCAGTAGCCAAAGAAGTCTTTAATATTTGTTTCTCAATAGACGCTATTTGATTATTTGTTGCGCCTGTAACATTCTTAAGAGCGTTGGCTAAACGAAGCTGAGCGGCCTCATCTTCAATTGCTGCCTTGACGCCATCAACGGCTAGCTTGACTGCATAGGCCGCTGCTGCTGCCGCTGCTGCTGCAAAGGCTGCTGCTGCAACCTTGCCAAACTTCTCTAATTTACCCCCAAAGCCTTCAACCTCTTTAGAGCCAGTATCAAGATTTTTCTTGAGATCAGCAACATCAGCAAGAATCGAGAGCTTGAGCGTTCTACTGCCAGCCATTACTTATCCCACTCTTTCAATATCTTGGAAAATGCTTCTTGCCATTTCTTAATCAATTCAGGCTGAATCTTACGAAGGGTTGGATAGATAAAGTAGCCAGCGTTTCCGCGACCTTTGCTTGGTGTTCTTCTGGGGAACTGACGCAAGCGATTACTTCCAAATTCATAACCCGCCCAGAGTTTTTGTGTGCTACCGCCACCAGAAAAGCGCTGACTTGCAAAGCCGTAAGAAAACTCTCCGATTTTGGAACTGGCCGAGACTTTAACGCCTGTTGCAATTCTTCTAACTGCTTCTTGACCAAAGGTCCTTGTGAGTGCATAGGCTTTGATTTCATTCGCTGCATAAGTAGCCAGCGCGCTAGATTCTTGTTTAGCTTGGCTAACGGCTTCATCATCCATCGCTTTAAACGCGGTAATAATTGAGCGGAGCTCGCGCTTGTCATAGCTGATTGGTAACTCATCTGCCACCGCTACGCTCCTTTAATATCTCTATCGCCGTTAGGACTTGGTCGATGTCTGTCCAGTAAGTCATCGGTATCCCAGTTGCTATCGCTATCTCGACTATTAGTCGGTTGATGCTTCCGGGCTCGTAACTTTTGGGCTTTCATCTCCAATCGTCATCTCTTCAACTGTTAGCTCCCAAATCTCTTGAGGCTTGGTTGGCTTTCCAGCTGCTTCGCGCTTATACGCAAAGTAAGCAAGATCTAAGAAGTCCGCTTGCTGATAAGCCGATATATCCTTCATTGAATAAATCGATTTACCAGTTTTGCGTTCCCACTTAGCCCACTCTGGTAAGCCAGCCTGATAAGTAACTGATTCGCCAGAGTTATATTTAATTGTGATTGATATTTTCATAGCTCCCGATGCTCCGATTTCTTAGGTAAAGGACTCTGCTGGTTGTCCAACAACTGTCATTGTCCAAGTGTCGGTGAGTGCTCCAGGGGCAGCTCCACCAGCAGTTGGGAAAATTGGCAAAACATTAAATGTAAAAGTTGCGCCTGATGCAGCTGTGAATACTGTTGAAATTGTCGTATTTGGTGCTGATTCTGCAACGCCCCAAATAATTTCAAATAGAGAGCCAGT